AAAATCAATGTTCATCAGCATATAATAGCATCAATTTCTAATTTCTCTGAAGATAAAAAAATACAATTAAGAAGATCTGTTGAAATTTCAGAAATTATTCAAAAAGAATTTGTAGAGGGAGAATGGAAATATTTAGGAAAATTTTGTTTATTAGAACATGGGAAAAAAATCGATCTTTATAAAAATTTAAAATTATTATTATCTACGTTAAATATATATAAATTATACATAGCTTATGTAGAAAAAAATGAGAAAAGTGAAAATGATGATTCTTTGCCTAAATTTTCATTCGTTAAAATTGTTTTTAATTATAATTATAAATATCTGTCTTATACTAAAGTAAAATCAGAAGAGTTTAACGCTTTAGATGATATTATCTTAGTCAAAAATATATGTTTTTGGAAAGAAAATGAAAATTATATTTTTCCATCGAATAATTTTGGAGGATTTTTAGATTTTTTTGAAAATAACGAAAGTAAAAATACGAATGAATTAACGCTTTTTATAAATGCGATCAAACTAGATTGCGGTTGTTCTATTATAAATTCACCGATAAAAGAGAATTTAAAAATAAATAATACCGTAAATTCATCAACAAAAGAGAATTTAAAAATAAATAAAAATGAACTTTTTGCGCTTCCTTTAGAAGAAAATAAAAAAAAGTTAACAGAATTGGAAAATGATTTTTTACAACCTTTTATCAATAATAATGAAATCGAAACAAAAATTCAAACCTTTGGTTTGAATTTTGTTGAACCCTGTTTAATTACAGAATGGAATATTGTAAAACAGATGATGTTAGATACTCAACTTAGAGTAAGAGATAATAAATGGATTAACGAAATGGAAAATAAATATAAGAAAAAAGATTTGATTATCACGAAAGATTCAGTTGGAAGTACGATATTATTTTGGAAAGGGTTATTATGTATGGAATTGTTCGGGGTAAATCAAAAATTATGGCTAGGTTTTAAAGAAAATTTTAGAAAACATTGTATTAGAAAAACGGTTTTTGATGGTAAACTTGAAGATAGACGTAATGTAAACGAAGAACAAGTAAAAGAATTTGGTATTTACGCGTTATCTAGTAAAAAATATATTCGTAATGACGAAAAAATAAAACATATTTGGGAACAAGCGCGTATTACTTTCAATTTAAATTGGTAAAAATAAAATTTTAAAATTATTTATTTTTCACGTAAGAATTTTTTCTGACGTTAAAACGTCAGAAAAAAATGTAATTTAATTGATTATCCTTTGATTATCTTTGATTATCTTTGATTATCTTTGATTATCCTTTGATTATCTTTGATTATCCTTTGATTATCCTTTGATTATCTTTGATTATCCTTTGATTATCCTTTGATTATCTTTGATTATCCTTTAATTATCAAAATTAACGTAAAAATAATAACGTTAATTTATGCCTAATATAACATTCTTTTAAGAGAAAAATCTGACGTAAAATTTACGTTTATTGAATTTAAGATATTAAAATAAAAATCAGTAACTCGTTTTCGCTTAAATTTTTTAAAAAAATAAAAAATTGATTTAAAAAAAAATATTGTTTGTAATAAAAATTAAATGGGAAGACCAAAAAAATATTTTACTCTAGAAGAAGCACATCAAGCGAACGTAGAAAAATCAAAAAAATATATACAAGATAATTACGATAAACATAAAGAAAAACAAAGAGAAAAACAAAGAGAAAAATATAGAAAAGATCATCCCAACGCTAAAACCTATAAAAAACATCCAATTCCTGATGCCTCAAAAAAATCAGCTGATCTTTTGGATACAAATGTCGATAATATAGAAGATTTACCTAAAAATACTAATGAAAATCCCACGAACATATAATTGTATAAATGAGTTATTTTCAATGGCAATGCCATTGAAAATAATAAATTGACAAATTATTTATAATTATAAATAAATTATTTAAATAAATTGATTTAAAAAAATAAATAATTTAAAATAAAAGTATAAAATCAAAAATTCGGCATGAACAAAAAAATATCAAAGTTAAATGCCGATAAATATGTATATGAAAAGGTAAATATGGATGTATTAAAAAAATTAATGTCTTCTGATAATTTATCTAGTGAATTACGTGATAATTTTACAAAATATTACGAAACTATAAATGAGAGAGGTGAAAATTTAATTGAATATTACAAGTCTCAAAATACATCTAAATTTGGAAGAGTATACCCTCATGGACTTAGTTTATCCAGCATGAAAAAAGAATATAGAACAGCTTTAGCTAGTGACATTTATCTAGATATTGATATGGTTAATTCTTGTCCAAATATTCTTTGGCAATATTGCATGATTCATGGAATCAACACTAATGGAGGATTAGAATATTATGTTAACAACCGTGATTTAGTACTTACCGAAACGATGAAAAAACATAAACTTGACAGAGATCAAGCAAAAGTTTTAATAAATAGACTTTGTAATTTGGGTGGATATATTTTAGAAATTCCAGATAAAGAAGGAATTATACGTAAAAAACTTGTTGCGCCAAAATGCAGAATAAAAAAATTAGAAATGTTAGGATTCGATTGTCGCGATATAGCTGAAAAAATATACGAAAGTGGATCTGATATAGCTAAACTAGTTAAGAAAGAACAAGAAAAAGGTGATGATCCAGAGGAAGAAAAACTTTTATATGATGAAGATAAAAATAAAGATAGAAAATTTTGGGCTAGATGTATGTCTATAACAATTTATGACTTGGAAAATGATTGTTTAATGGCGATGTTTGAATTTTTTGAAAAACAAAATTATAAAGTAGGTGTATTATGTTTTGATGGATTAATGGTTGAAAAAAATAAAAAACTTGTTAAAGACATTGATAATATACTTATAAATTGTCAAGATTATGTGTATAATCACACGTGTTTTAGTATTTTATTAAAAAATAAACCGATGGATACAAAATTAACGATTGAATTGCCTGAATTTTCTAACTATGTAGAAAATGATAAAGATGCGAGTGATAAATTATTTGCTATTGAAGGCCCAAATAAATTTAAATATTGTGAAGAAGAATTATACGTTTTTGACGAAAGAACAGGCATGTTTGATACTCAAATTGAACTTTTAAATTATTACATTCAAAAAAATGCAAAATATCTTTTGGTCAAAAAGGGGAATAAATATATATCGTATGCTCATGAATGTTTTTTAATGTCAAAAATGATACCTTACATTAAAACTACTGCATTGGATAATAATTGGAAAGAAAGAACTGATAATACTTCATTAGGATATTTGTTATATGATGATGGAATATATAATATGAAAACAGGCGAATTTAAAAAACAATTTGATCCAGAAATTGTTTTTCATCACAAAACTAATAGAAAATTTCCCAAAAGAATAGAAGAGGATATAAATTATGTCAGAGAAGTTATTTTTGAAACATATTTCAGATCAGAAAATCAAACTCCAGAATCGATGATAATACCTATATCAATTGCTTTATCTGGGGATAATTCTCTAAAAACTTTTAATTTTTGCCAAGGAGAGACAAATAGAGGCAAAACAGTTTTTATTAGACTTTTATCATCAGCATTTGGCGGTTTTGTCGGTAATTTTGACGCTAACGAATTGGCAATTAAATCAAAATTAGATTCGAAGGATTCTGCTGCTAATTGTAGATGGGCTTTAAACAATAGATGGACAAGATTACTTTTGAGTAGCGAAATTTCTATGACTACTCCGTTAAATGGAAACGATATTAAAAAATATTCATCTGGAGGTGATAAATTAACTGGTAGAGGTCATTATAAATCGGAGGTTGGATTTTATCCTCATTTTACTATTTTTTGCATGTTAAATGATATTCCCCAAATTATTCCACATGATAATGCAATTTGTGCAAGAGAAACTTACGTAACATTTAATCCAATAAAAAATATCGATTTCGGATTCAAAGATAAAATTTTAGTAACGAAATATATAGATGCTTTTAGTCATATAATTTTTGATGGATATAAAAATTATTTATTAACAGGACAAATACCTCAAAGAAATTTAGTTCTCAAAAAAGATTACCAAGATGACAACACAGATGAAGCAAAAGTCATTAATCTTATTAATGATAGGTATATTATTACAAATAATATCAAAGATAAAATCTCCTTAGGAGAAATAAATTTACTTAAACCTAAAGGTATAAGTGGCCCTAAATTCAAAAAAATTATTTTGAATAATTTCAAAATTGAAGAAACGAAGAGTGGAAGTGTTAGATATTACACAAACATTAAACTCAGAGAAATTAATGATAATGATTTTATGTCAGAAAATAAGGATAAAATAAATGTCGTAGAAAATGTAAAATTATAATTGTCCCAAAAATCCTGTCCCTGGGACAAATATGTTGTCCACGGAAATGTCGTTAAAATTATTGTTAAATTAGTGTATAGGGACAGAGGGACAACACTTTAACAAAATTATATTTATAAAAATAAAAATTAAATAATAAGTAGGAAAAATATATATTTATATAGAAAGGATTAGTTTATTTTTTAAATGTCCCAAAATCATGTCCCATGCATTAAAATAACGATTTTTTAACGAATAATTCGCTAAAATAATAATGGTCCCAATATATTTTTCTTGACCCTAATCAAGGTCAAGAAAAATTTCGTTATAAAATTTATGCCCACGTTCCAAATTCTTTCCAATTTTCAATAATTTCAACCAAATTTGCCTCTTTCCAATTTTCTGGTTTAATTATTTTTCCTTCATTATTTTTATGAAAAGTGCCATCTTCAAATTTTTTATTCATATTAGCTTGATGAACTAAATCAAAAACTCCATCTACATTCATTCCAACTTTACAGGCAGCATTACAATTATAATAATCTATATCTACGAAAGCGTCAACCTGTTCTGCTATTATTTCATTATTTGTAAGATTTTTAATTTCAGGCGTTTTAGTTTTATTATTAACTATATCTAAAAGGTCTTCTTTGGGATTAGAAATACCATTATTAACAGTCGCTAATAATTCCATTAATTCTTCACAATTCATTTTAACAATAAAAAATACTTCTTCTCTTGTCATTTTACGAGGTTTATCTGGTAAATTAATGTTAAGTGATTCTTGTGTAAAAATTTTAACTTTTTCACTTCTTGTGGACATTTTTATTTATTTGATTTGCTAAAAAATATTTTTACATTCAATAATTCAATTTTTTAAATATATTTATTTTTAATTATTAAGAATAATTAAAATAAGCGGATAAAAAATTATTTATTACGTTTATTTTGTGATCAATTTGTATTTTTTTAAAGTATTTATTTACAAAAACTTTAATTTTATTTTTCGCTTTACGTAAAGCGAAAAATAATAAAATATACAATTATATTAACCAGAATATTGGTTAATCTTACATAAAGAGTTACAACATACATTATCTTTCACACTACTTTCACAATTTATGCACTGCGATCTCATTAAGCAACTTCCTGACTTAAAAATTGCGTAATTAAGAGATTCAGCTATTTTATAATTTACGTTTACTTTTTTTAGCCATTCGGATTTAAACGCTACCAAATAATTTTCTATAAAATTTTCGTCAATATTAATTCCGTTAAGTTCAATCTTAAATAGCTCAAATATATTTTTTAAATTTTCATTCAATTTATCTTTGTGAATATTATGGCAGTTAATAAGATAATTTATGTGATTTGCGCTGAACTTGTAGTTGAGACAGCGAATAATTTTTGATACTTCGATATTACAATTATCACATCGATATAATTCATATACATAATCATGTTCATGTCCACAAGGGCCAAAACAATACGGTCTGCCGCAAAGTTTAATATCTCGATATATTTTTATCAAATATTCATTACCTTGACAGTATCCTTTTCTATGTATATTTTGTTGGTTGGTTCCATATTTTTTATTTTCGAATATAATATAATCGTCTAAGGTTTTTAAATTTTTAATTTTTTCGATAATACGTTTAATATTTTTATTGTATTTTTTTAATTCGTTATTTTTATTATTTATCTCGTTTTTAATTTTTTGAGTTTCGTTTATATACTCGCTTTGATCTATATTATTAAGCTCAATAAATAAAATATTTTCGTCCTCGTCTATATAGAAAATTTTACCTAGATCTCTATGAGTTTTTAACCCCGGTTTAATTTTTCTCCCAGATTTATAACTGACGGAATTATTCCATTTATTATATTTTTCTAAGAAATCTTCATTTTTAATTAACTTATTATACTCATCAAAATCCTTTTGAGTATACCTTTCAGGATACTCTAACAGTTTTTTTTCGATCGGATAAGTTCTTATAATATCATTTGTTTTCATATTATTTGATCTAATGATTGTATAGACTTAACGTAATTTTATTTTAACATTTTTCATTTTTTAACTATTTTATTTTTATTATTTAAAATTAATTTTCAATTTAAGTGATCAAAAATATTCCAAAAAACTCTTAGAAAAATAAAAATTAATAAAAAATTGAAAACGCATAAAAAAATATGTTATTAATAATAATATTTGATGAGTACTGAGCGTATTTGCGAAGGTTGTAACAAAAATAAAACAGTGAATTTATATAAAAGGGGAAAATTATTATGCATAAAATGTGAAGAAAAAAATATTAAATGTGAAAAAAAATGTAAAAGTTGTGGCGCGCAAAAACCCCTAGAATTTTTTAGAGTTAGTGGAATTTGCGTTGAATGTGATAAAAATCAAAAGGAAATTGAAAATGTAATTTGCGAAATATGCAATGTTAAAATAAATAATAAAACTTTAAAAACCCATAATCTTAGTTTAGCGCATAAAAAACGCCAAGAAAATAAAAATTTTCTAGAAAATATCATTAAGGACGATGAAACGAAAAACTATTCAATACTATTAAGAAATAAAAATGATGTCGTAATTGGTAATACTATTATCGATAAAAAGGTATATTTACACATATTAGAAAATAATTAT